CCGAACTGTACTTGTCGAAAGCCGCAGTCAAAGAGTCTGAGGTAGGCGTGACGACAGCCGCTGTCGCCGCTCCCGATTCGCCGTTCAAAGTGTCGCGAGTCGCAGGTTGTGACTGCATTGAAGTCGACGCCGACACATACATGAGGTGTAAGTTCGGCAAGCGGCCATATGCTAAGTGGAGCGGCTACGTCGAAGACGAAGGCTTGCGGGCGTTTGTTCAGAAACACTACAAGAAGTCGAAGTCTCTGCTGATCACCAACAAAGACACTGGCGTATCTACATACCTGAGGCGTTGACATGTTCAATTTCATCACTACAGTTGCGGCGCCGCTGATCAAGGTAGTTGCGCCGTACACCAAAAAAATCGTGGTCGGCGTGATACTGGCGCTAGTCATCGCCGTGGCTTCACTGTTCAAGCTGTACTCACATCAGGTAGGTGAGGCTCAACGATACAAAGACGAAGCTTCTAGGTACGAACAGCAAGTAGCAGAGATTAAAGTCAGTCTCGAAGACGAACGGCAACGACACGCTGTCCTTCAAGAGTCGCGTCGCACTACTACCGGCGAGTACAACGAAAACAGGCGCAAAATACTGGCTGACAAAGGCAGGCAAGAGCAAGTCAAAGCCGATCCTGGTAGCTACGAAAAACAAGTACAGGCGTCGTTCGACGCCGTCGTAAAGGAAATGGCGTGCATCACAGGAGATACTAGACAATGTTCAAGCAAATGATCGCCGCTCTTGCGTTGTCGTTTCTAGTAGGTTGTCAGACACAGCCGCCAGTCAAGTCAGACGTCGTCATTCATCCAGACTGGCCACAGTCGATTCAGTCTTACCAGTTTGACTGGACAGTAGTCGAAGTCGACGGCAAGATCGTCGTCGGCCTAGAATATGATGACAGCTTAGAGTTCAGGCTGTTGCTTGAAGACATCAAGCGGTACATCAAAGACACGACTGCGATGATATGCTTCTACAGGAAAGACTTACAAGAACTCAGGTGTGCTGAAAAGGGTCGATAGACCCTTTTCTTTTGGGCGCGGCGCCGCTACAATGAAGCTACACAGTGAAGAGAGACTATGACATGCTCACCAGCCGCCAAGAAGATCGTTTCGAATCCGTTCTGAGCAACTATCGCAACGGCAACTTGAAAGACGCCGCCAAAGCAGTTCGCGGCCTGTCGAAGCTTGAGTTGATCAAGCTAGTCAACAACATCCACGCGTTGCCGAGTGGCTTTATAGGCGACAACGCCGGTCGTATCGGCTTTTACGAATTCATCGAAAAAGCGCTTGACGGCGGCTACAAGTAGGTAGCATAATAGAGTCGAACTTGAAGAGAGACTACGTCATGAACAAAGCATACATTGAGTTGGCGAAAACCGTTGAGTCTATGTTGAAGGCCCGTTATGGCCGTGACATGTGCTATGACCGCGCCGTTTTCAAATCTGTGTATGCCGACAACGTAGCCGTTGAAGAAGCCGTCGAGCGAATTGCTCCCATTCTGATCGCCGAACTCTAAGCCAACCGCCAAGCCAGCGCAAAGCACTTGAACGGCCTCGCCGCTCTAGTCGAACGCGCCGTAAACGTTAAGTGAGGAAACATCTATGACTATTCACGCATTTTCTTCTACTGGCACTGCTTACGACCACAGCCAGTGCGACGACGCCGTTGAGCGCGGCGACACCTTGCTTGTTCAAAGCGAAGGCGTTGTCGGCCTCGCATGGACTTGGCCTGTTGCCGTCACTGAAGCCACTGGCAAGCTTCACGGCGTCGACGACAACCTGACTGCCGAACAGATGGCAGAACTTATTGCTGACACTGGATGGCGCTTCGATCAGATCAAAGAAGCCGTCAAAGTCGCCGTCGACTATGGCTTCGAACTCGCCGATTGGGCTAAGGAGTACGTATGAAGCTCAGTGTCCTTGTTCAAAAGCGCTTAGCTGAAGCCGTTGCCGCACACAAAGAATGCCTAGCTCAACACGTCATGCCAGATGGTCGCATGCGTTGGGAGTACTATGGCGTTCAACGTCGCGTTGCATGCGCCGCCAACAACTACGGCGGCTACATCGTGACAGGCGTAAGGCACTGCTGCCCCGTCATGCGAATGCAATTCGACGCCATCGGCTACGAAAACCTCGTTGAATTCGCAGGCGGCCACGACAAAATCGAACAAGGCTTCATCGATCAGTACGGCTTCTTCTTGACGCGTCGCGAAGCCTACGTCATCGCCAAAGAAGCCGGTCAGATTCTGAGTCGCCACGAATGGGGCGAAGAACTGTATAGCGAAAGTATCATTTAGGAGAGACACATGGAATTTGTCGTCGAAATCAACACGCTTTCCGGCACTGTCCGAACTGTTTTCACCGACGCCGACGCCGCCGTCAGGTGCTGGCGCCAATACGTCAACGAAGGTCGTCACGCCACACTTTTCGCCTGTCGAGGTTAAGACATGACAAATAAACTCGTTGTCACCGAAGCCGATATGCTTACCATCCCTCGATTTACCCTTGAGGGCGTCGTCGATTTCATTGCCGCCAATAAAGGCGCAGTGATCAACACTCACAAAGAAGGCCGGAATGTCGTCTTGACTGCCGACGTTGTCGACCTAGAAAAGCTTGTAGCCGACGAAAAGGCTAGAAAGCTTCGTGCCGAAGAGCTGCGCGACATTCATAAAATCGTTGCAGTGATGGCGCCGGCTGGCGGACCTCGTACTAACGATTTTCAATCTGTTTGTGTATTAGACATTCAAGACTACACTGCGTGGTATTTCACGAACGGCGGCGACTTGCGTGTCGAGTACAGAGAATACGACGGCAACGAATCAGATTTCTTCATCCCTAACGCCATCTGGGGCGCTCCAGATCGCGTCAAAGCCGCCGTCGACTTCATGGAAGCGTTTACCAAAGAACATATGCAGCGCCAAAAGATCGCCGAACGCAATCGTATCGACGCGCAGATCGCCGAAGTTAAACGTAGCCTAAGAGAACTAGAAGCTCGCAGAGAAGCCGTTGACAACGACTGACGGCGTTGCTACAAAGAATTAACTCGCTGTTGTGCGGCGTGCTGATGTCAAAAACAGTTGCACGCCTTACCTCTTGGTAGTACTATGACGTTGTCGAAACGAACTAGTGAAGAGGTAATATCATGAATGCTGTCAAGAATCTGTTGCTCGGCGTCTTCATCGCTTTTGCGTTTGGCGCCGCCATGACTATGAGCTACGACGACGCCGTAGCTGATCAAGCCGAATACTGCGGCATGGTAGAGTCTGGCGCGTGGCCAGACTTTCGCGGCGTCGGCGAAGCCTGTAAGGGGGAAAGTCGTTGACTGAAAAGACTGTAAAACAGCTTATCGAAGCCGACTACCATCGGCTTGGCATGCATGATTTCTCAGGGCTTGAAGACTACATCGATTACGCGTACAACATGTACGTGAATTTGATTACGTCTTATGACATGACGGCAGCCAGCAAAGAAGACTGGCTTGCAACAAAGACTGTCGAAACTCATTTGTGGCTATAACACTAGGAGTATGCGATGTACAACGTGAGCGGACACCTGTGTAGACTGACTGATCGAGTCGCAGTTCGAGTCGCCGACATCATCGACGACGCCTTACCCGCTAAGATGTGGCTCTACCATAGCCGTGCAATCGACGCCGGCATCGAACCTTGGTTCGAAGTGTCTGTAGTACAGCGCGACCCCATCATCATGACATGGGGCGACATCATCCTGGCCAACGGCGCACATCTAGGATACACCGACATCGAAGACGTCATCATCTACGTGCGTCGCGAAGAATACGAACACGCTGTTAGACGTCGTCAGTCGCGCGGCGAAAAATACATTGTGTGAGGGCAGCCATGAAAAGAATCTTTGACTGGAAGTCGCATCCAGAAGGCGTGTTCTTGACAGCTATTCCTCTAGTCGTCGTAGGGCTAGGATCGTTGTTCTACATGGCTGTCGCCAAAATCTACTTCGAAAACGACTGGGGCTACTTGATTATTTTCGCCGTGTTTGTGGCGTTAGGCGTGGCAGCATTGACGCCTGCCTACCGTTTGTGGAAGGCTATGCGATGACTCTGACGATTCAAGGCGTGCCAGTCGTAGCCGACGAAAACTGCTTGACTACAGTATACCATAAGTTCAGGCGGTCGTTAGCCGACCGCCTGTTTTCTGGCTTGACGACGTTGACGTGGAACCCTTTCAGGAAATATGATGTAGTCGAAGTGAAAGTCGCCAACCCGAATTTCTTGCGCGTCGGCGACAAGTACGTAGCTCATCCCGAGACGATACGTGATTTCTTTGTAGCCGTGAGAAAGGCTAGTCGAGAAGAGGATAACTGAAAATGGCAGTTGTGATTACTACGACAGGCGTCAAGAAATACAAAGGCGATATGACGCTAGAAGACATGCAAGCTGCGGTCGGCGGCTACATCGAACATGTTGGCGTTCACGTGACGCTAGACGGCGTCTTGTACAAGCACTTGATCGTCAACGAAGAAGGCAAGCTTGACGGCCTGCCTGTCAACTCAATTGCCACTGACGTCGTGAACTTCATCGGCATCGCCGACACGATTGTCGGCGACGTCATCTTCATGGAACCCGGCGAGTTCGAGTGAACTACCTCCGACTCGCCGTATTACTGAACTGATTCAGATATACACAAATATCTAAAAGTGTTTCTGGACTATACGTGACTGCATTGGGTAAGCCTAATGCAGCAGCACACCATTGCGAACAGAAAGGTGCTTCACCTATTTCGCGACCCGTGTTGAACAGCTGTGACGCGATCAAAGACAACCAACCGTATTTGAGCGGATCAGTTTCATTGAAGTACTGTAGCACTTTCTCGGCGTCTGCCCATGGTAGTTCTACTACATCCCATTTTTCCGGGTCGAGGTTGATCACTTTGCCGCGCACACCGCCATCCATCGCGCTAGAAGAGTAGCAGTATTCTCCATCTACCACTAGCTCACAGTGGCTGTAGATAGAGCCAGTCCACCATTGAATTGCCTTGGCGGTGATCCGGGTGTCGTTCTTGCGTAGAGCCAGCTGTACAGTCATTACTCGATCCCCGCAGCAGTGATGAATAGCTCGTCGATCTGGCTCTCTGTAAGGCCAATGCTTGCGCCGAGACCGATAACGAAAGGCTTGTGTCGAAACACCTGGCTTGAGTAATCCCACTCGATCCGCGCTTCTTCGCCTGCCTGCCCTTCCATTGTGGCCAAGGCTTGCTCAACAGCGGGTATCAGTCCGGCACGGCTCAGGGCAATGCGCGCCTGACGCATGGTGACCGAGTCGGTCACCATGGCCTTGCGATGTGCTGCGATTTCATCTGCACTCCACGGCACCACCTCACGCACCACTACTACGACCTTGCGCTCTGCGTCAACCGTCAGCGTCTCGTCGCCGTAGCGCTCGAACTCGCCGAGCGGCGCGGACTGGTCTTCTTCGGGCCACCAGGCGGCATCAGAGACGCCAAGGGCTGGATCGGTCCAGCCGAGGTCGGCGAGGGATTCGGGAGCGAGGCCGCGCAGGAAGGGCGGAAGGGGTTCGCGGGTTGCTGTGTTGTTTTGTACTTTAATCATTAGCTCTGCCCTACATCAGTAGAAGGAAATTCGCGGCCCTTACCCCACACAATTCGCACGCCGCCTCCGGCACCATCCGCAGCTTTTGACACATAGGACGTCGAGCCGCCAAGAGCGGCCGACCCACCAGCTCCAAAAAGACCAGCGCTTCCCACAAGGTTATACCGATCAGCGTTACTACCGGCGCTGCCACCGCTGCCACCACCACCACCAGCGGTGAGTTCGCCGCCAGTAGTAACGCCACCACTGCCGCTCGGACCTTCTCCCCACAACCCTACACCGCCAGATCCGGCTGCTATATAGTAAGAGCTGGCAAAAATCCCCCCGCTACCACCTCCTCCGCCAGTCCCTCCCAGCCCCGGCAAAGATGTGTTAGAACTCCTTCCTTGACCGCCATTTCCGGAGTAACCAGCCGCACCACCACCTGAAGAAACAGTTGACTGGAATGTGCCAGCCCCACCTGTTCCGCCACCATCGCCCACGAGCCATGTTCCGCCGGCGACATTAGAACCTATCAGTCCGCCTTTCCCACCTGAAGCGTGACACAGCTTCGAACCTGTACTGTCTGCCACATAGGAGTCCCCACCATCCTGACCTTGTACTCCGGTACTGTTGTTGCTGTCTATTCCGCGTCCGCCCGCGCCAACAACGACAGTGAGGATATCGCCGGGTGTTACTTTGATTTTGTTCTTGTATGCCAGCCCTCCTCCAGCCCCACTAGCAACCCGGTTGTTCCCAGCCCCGTTGAATGACCCGCCACCCCCTGCGGCAACACACACAGCACATATTTCAAAAACTCCGGTAGGTACTACCCACTGGTGATTTCCAGGGAACGGAAACACAGCCTCCCCCCTAGTAAGAGTAGATTGCCTAGCCAACCCCAACGGATTCCCCAGTGGATTCCCCAATGCTCGATCAGTCATATCAGTAGTCCATCCACTGAGCGGCAAAGACGATGCCGCTGGCTAGAGCGACCTGCGAGCCAACATGCAGTTCGTCGCCTGCGTCCAGACGCAGCGGAGTCGAATCGGAGATATTACCAAACGCGGTTTCAGGAATGGCTGTGGTTGCGGATACGGTGTGTGCTGACATCAGCTCAGAATCGATCAGCCGCAAAGCCGTGTCGCCAGCCTTCTTGACGAACAAGACTAACGACGAAGCCGTGACTGTAGCACGTGGCATGGCTGTGATTCGAGTAACTAAACAACCTTCTTCGCCGGCAGTAAGTAATGCAACTGCACCAGTAGGAGAGTCGGTTCCGATACCTACAGTAGCGGCTGTTACTACAGCAGTTTGAATTCGAGCTGCTTGAGTGAAAGGTGAAGTATGAACTTTAGGCATGACAACCTCTTAAAAAAGTAGTGCAACTGCGTGTGCTTGGGCCAATGTTAGAGAAGCATTCGCCTTTTCTTCTACTGCTTCCAACTTAGTTTCTGCCGCCGCCACGCGCTCTGGTAGATCGTGTAGTTCAATTACGTTGACGCTGACGGTATCGTCTAGCGTTGCAATTTCATCTACTCTAACCTTTGACATTCTTAGTTACCTATATTTAGACTTTAAAAGCTGAGAGTTCGGCGACGCGAACGACGACGTCGACTGTCTTTGCCTTGTCAAGAACAATTTTCAACGTCTGTCGCAGCACGATTGTTGTCGATCCGTTTACGTTGTGTGTATACACAGGCGTGATACGCGCTACAATGTTTTTGTCAGAAGGTAAAGTCTGACTGGCATCATGGTAGTCGCCGTCTACTAGTGCGTAATACGCAGGACTTGCAGGTACGTATTGTTCGCGGCTAACACCTACTATATGCTGACCTTCATAATCTAGATATGCGCGACCGACTACTTTGTCTCCTGACACTAACGTATTTAAATCGACGTCTTGATAAATTTGAATGACAGGGTTGGCGCCGGCAGCTGTGTTTCCAGTGATTCTCACTACTTGATATGTGACGCCATCTTCTACTTCTTTGTACCAGTGCGTAGTTAGACCGGCCGCATTCTGACCTAGGCCATTCCAGTGCGTGGCCAGTACACTACCTACACTAGGATAGCAGTTGCCGGGGATTGTACCTGATGTGCCTTCCATAGAAGGATTTTTGACACTGCATGCATCTACTGCAACAAGGGCGTCAAACAGTCTCGTCAACTTACCGCCTAGTGGCACGTAATCACGGATTGCCGCCGCGATGACTTTACCTACGGCGTCTGCGCCGATCTGACTCAAATGAATGCCGTCGTGCAGCATACCCGGCTTAGGGATGCCGCCACTAGATAATGTATCCCAAATGTCAACGAACACGCAGCATGACGGCAAATAGTTGCGACCCCATTCATAGAAGGCCGTGTGATTTGTCAAGTTCTGCCCTGTCAGTTCGTAGGCGCCGTTTCGTGGCGCCTCTGATAGCACAACAACTGTGAAGTCGGCGTCTATAAACTTCTTGATAATGGCGACTGAATTACGCGCGCTGTCGGCGACGCTAAGGCTAGCAGAACGATCATTTGTCGCTAAGCCTGGGATTAGCACTGTCGAACAGCCTTTCGACTGCATATCGGCTATAGCCGCGTCGCAGCGGCCAAGCATTCCCGCCGTAGTGTCACCCGCAATGCCGTAGTTCAACTCTTGCGGGAATACGACGTCGCCTCCAAGTCGGGCTTGTGTGGCGTGCGCAACTCCCCACGACTTGATAAACGAGTTAGGAGCTGTGGCGCTGTGACATAAGAACGCCCAGCTGTGACCGAAAACAGCAACCTCGTGTATTTTTGCGGCGAACCTCTTGTCTACAACTGACAGACGATGTTCGTGACCGCTGGCATCACCAATCAGTGCCGCAATTTCAGTCATGTTCGCGTCAAGTTCGACGTGAGAGAGTGGTCTGTTTAGATTAGACCTAAACGTTAAGTTGCTGGCATCAGCGATCATTTGGAGTTCTCCGCAATTTCAACTATTTATACAGCGTATCCGATTTCTACGTAGCCAGAATCTACGTAGCTATCAACAGTGACTCGACAGTCGTGCATGTTGTAAGCGCTATTCGGCTTTTCCCAGATATCTGCAACTCTGATGTCGAAGAAATGGCCGACTTTGTATAGGCCAGGATCAGAAGACAACATGGTGTCGTTGATAAACCCTAGTCGAGAGTATAAAGACACACTAGATTCAATAGCCGCCCCCACCTCAGTCTTGTTCTCTACGACAAATTCAACTTCTTGAGCGAATAACTTAAGAAGTTCAATGATATTGACTTCGCCGATCATTTTCAGGCCGGCAGGGTGCAACAGTTTTAGTACAGTGTCTTTGTATCGCTCAATGTCGATGCCAGCGCGGATGACGTACGAATAATCTTGATAGTAGTCGTTGTCCTGAATTTTCTTGTCGGCAGATAGCTGACCTTTAGTGTCAAAGAAATATCCGGGTATTTTTCTAGACACGGCTGGAATGTACGTCAATGACGCACCAGAACCACCTTCAAATGCATCGACTCGTTGAGGCTTGACGATGCCGAAAGGCGAATCTACTACGTTGAGCGTGTCGATGCCTCCCATTGCTCTTGTAGTATCGACTACTACTAGACCTTCATACACTGGGTATGAAATAGTGATTTCATCTCCGACTTGAATGGCGTTGTGGCTGACATACTGGCCATCGTACCCGTACGACGACAACGGCACGCCGTTTCGCACGACTTTAATGTCGTCTGCGTCTAGCGTAGTCGTATACCTAGCATTCACGGTTCTAGGCTCAGTCGCTTGTACTGTTATGTCAAACGTCTGGTCGCCAGAATAAGTTAGCCTGTTATCAGTCGAATAATTCATGCCGGCATGGTCTACTACCACGTCTCCGCATATAGGCATGATCCATTCTTCTTTACCGTCTACTACGACAGGATGGTCTAAATCGAACACGCCTTCGATATCGGTTATGTAAAGTTCTGAGAACGTGAACTTCTTGGCGTAGCGATTGGTAATCCTGTTAACAGTGGCGTGCGCGTACTCGAATACTCCGGGATACGGTTCGCGAGTCTGCGTAATTTTCCTGTACAGGAACGACTCAACGTTTCCGGAGTTTGACACATACATTAAGTTTTCATTGGCGATCCATGTACCATCCGAAAGGCGTAACACGTCGTTCTTCGGATAGTACAACTCGACAGACTCGCCATACAACACTTTGAAAATGAAGCGAAACGAGCTTTCGGTACCGACAGTTTGGAAAAACTGCTTCGAGTAGCGAATCATCAGTTCTTTGTCCGCAAAGACCTTTTCTGGAACTGAATGCAAGTACTCGTTTTTTAAGTGGCGAACGTATGTTTCTAATGAGTCTTTGAAGTCTAGATATGAAAGATGGTTTTTGATATGATGGTAAGGTGACCCTTCTCGTTCCAGCCATTCATAGTAGCTGCTAACAAATTCTACAAACAACGGGTAATCCTGGACGATGTGTGAAGACACCTGCCCAGGAATTGAGTGTTTAATGTGTTTAGTCATGTGTTCATACCCGCTTGTCGACACGTTTCACAACTACATCATTTATATAGGTTACGTAGTTGCGTTCAACGAAGAAGTTGTCGGCAACTGGTGTCGCCATTAGCTTGTAAGTAGAAGTAGACAAAAACGTCGTAGTGAATACTACGTACCCTGTCTTGTAATCGATGGTGCCGATAGTTTCAAGCGTCTCGACTCCGTTTTTAGTAATTGCGGCAACTACATTTCCTTTGCCGTCATCGCGAATCTCTTGCTTCGTTGCCACAATGTCTAGCAACACACCTGTCATCATTAGTGTGTTAGGTATTACAGGATTCAGAAATTCTACGACGTGCTTAGTCTTGATGCCTGCGCGCACATCTAGTTCAACAAACGCAACCTTGTCGATTTCGACAGAATAGATGCTAGGTACAGTTTTAGTGATCCGTTGAATCACCTCACTGTTGTTGTACCAGTAGTCAAATGTACTAAGCTTTGTATCGTTGTAGTTGCGAATCACATCTACGACTTTAGTTTGGGTCTGCGCAAAAGTGTCTGTAGTCGTGGCGTCGTTGAAAATCACATCTACTACAACGTCTAGTCCTATGTATTTTGCGTCGACTACTTCTGGAGTAATGGCCGCAACTGCAAATGACGAAAGCCTGTTCTGAATAACTGTCTTGACTGATTCGGCTACGACGAATCCTTGTTGAGGTACGACGCTAACGAACACTTTACCGTAATACGGGGGAACGTTCTTTTCGCCACCCCATGCATTCGCAGACTTGATAAACGGAAACTCTCGGAACATGATGGCTCTGTAATCTTCTTCGCGAACTGCTCGGTTTTGGGCTTCATAAATTTTCGGCGCCACGAACTTAATGCGGTCAATATCATCGCGCTCGCTGCCACCATAGCCTTCAGTTTTCACGACTACAGAAACGTTAGAGTAGCCACCGATAGGAGTGGCAGCTACAAGGCTTTTCAGGCCGTTCGCATGTTCCTTTTCGACTGCAACGTATTCAATGTCGACTACTGCACCTGTACTAGGTTCAACACCTAGGATGTTTTTACCGAACTCGATGTCGTAGAATCCGCTAGTGTTCTCTGAAATGAAAAATACGGCGTCGCTAGAGTTGATGTCTACAATCGAAGACGCTAGGTTGAACTCTACGGCGACAACATCTAGATTAGAATCTTGCACATATACTCTGATCGTTGATGTGTCGACGTTCTTGTTCTGAATTTCGATCTTGTTGCCGCTGTATGGGACGCGCTGACGAATCAGTGCGCCTTGCTTCAGCTCGACGCCTGAAACCGCGTACTTACCGTCACTAGTTCGAGCCAGTACAAAATCGTTGCAGTTAGTGAACGCGTAGCTGACATTAGCAACTGTCTTGATGAACACAGAGCCTTTATTGCATGTCAAGTTGAACTCTGGGGCACTGCTGGAAGGTGTCACTACTACGTCTGCGATTACAGTAGTAGCAGTTCGCGACTTAGGGATGTAAGACAGCTTTTGTGCGTGACTGACGACATTACTGCGCTGTTGCGCCGAATCTAGAAACGATTCTGTCGACACCATGTTAGACATGTAACCGATATAGTGCGTATTTCGAACCAGAAGGTCGACAATAGTGTTGATGGCCGATCCTTCATAGTTGAAGTCAGCAAATTCCGGTTTCGTCTGCAAGAACTCAATTAGGTTGCGCTTGAGTTCTTGTGGATCGTATGAGACTACGTCTGTCATGTCTTGTGTCCAACTAATAGAGTTACTGTGACTCTATTTAGCTGAATCGAACTGTCAACGAATCCTCGACAGTTCGATGCTGACGTTGCGCTCAGTCGGGTCGTTCAACTCTGTGTAGTAAATTTTGACGTCGACGTCATTCGCGCCTCTGTCATGCACTTCAACGTCAATAAGCTCGACTTGAGGCTCAAAGTTGCGGATGGCGTTGTCGATGTTGTCGCGTATAGACTGTGCAGTCAACGCCGTCATAACTTCGAACATCGACCCGTCGATGTTGCCGGCGAATTCTGTGTTGAACCCGCGACTGTAGTAGTTTGACCTGACGATGTTGATAAGCGACTGGCGAATTGCATTGCTGCCAGTCTTAGTAGCCAAGTCACCAGTCAACGGGTGTGGCTTGAATGAAAAATCAATGTCGCGGCGTGTCATTAACACATAATCCTGTCTGAAATGCTCGGGCTGACAGCGTCAAGTAATGACCTGTTCAATAGACTCGGCTTGTGGTCGTAGTTCGGCGTGACTTTTTCGAACACTAGCTTCAGATGGTCTTCGATCATCTTGACGGCGTCGTCGTTCATTGTTACGCCGCCGTTAGTCTTGCTGAGTTCAAACCAGCCTTGAAGCCAGTAGCAAAAGTTTTCGGCAGTCATTGCAGCCATGTAGTTCTCCTTACGGGTATTCAATAGTTCTGACGCGAAACGTTATTTCCCAGTTGTCGTCGTCGTTCATTTCGGTCATAAACTTGTCGAATGCGGCGGCGCTGTCGAGTACAGCCCATTGATTGTTGACTACGCCTAGATTCAAACCGATACCAATACACCCTTCGATGTCGGAAGTAGTGTTAGCAATATGTATCATGATGAATGTCCGGCCGTTGACGTTAGCAACTTCCCAGCCGGCAGAATACCTGCCTTTAGAAGTCCGGCTGACAACGCCAGACTGACGCTTGCTCAGCGTGTACACGCCTTCGGGGATGCAAGACACTGATCGCTTGTTGGCTTCCCACGGTAGTTCTATCGTATAGAATACGTTGCCACTAGGCATGTACATTTTACCTATTGTTGCAACATCGGTATAGGCGCGTTCAATGACAATACTTTTCATGTTCATAGTCTCAAGGTGTTAGGCTAGTTTTACTAGACCGTCTGCGTGTTTTTTGTGGTTGAAGAACGTCATGACTTGATAGCGTTGCTTCTTGTTGCGTGTCAACGACACATGAATCCAGGGCATACCCGTACCAAAGTTTTTGAACTCTAGTAGCAGCTGATCATGCGGTACATTCGCTTTGATCCACTGTGCGGCTTCGTAGTAGAACGCCTTGGTCACGCCTTTGAATTGGATGTCAATGGCTTCGCCACGTTCGTGTTGGCTGCGACCACTGCCGTGACGAAACGCCGACGTCACCATCATATTCGGGTATTTGGCTTTGATGGGTTCGATGACGTTTTCTGCAACGTTTTTCAAGTTGCAGATGATATCTTGCTTAGTCAGACCGGCTTGGCTGACAACTGTGTACTGACTGACGACGGCGCCGATAGTGACTGACCGCAGTGTCACGTTAGGGCTAAGGGAAACGTTGTAGTCGACTTTGCCGTCGTCGCCGACTGCCAACCCACATTCTGTAATCACTGGCTTTACCTCTGTTGCAGGCGTTTCGTCGATGCTGTCGACGACTGGCTCTGATGTTTGAATGATTTCTACGTCTTGAGGCGACAAGAATCCTTCGCGCAGCGCGAATTCGATGACGTCTGGCGTAAAGCCTGTGTCTTCTAGCGTCATAGCAAACTTGTTGGCCGGCGATGGGCTGAAAGCCGTCGACGCGCCTACAGGTGGCGCCGTAGTTCCCGGCCCAGGTTGAACGCCGCTGTGGATGTGATAGGCGCCGCTGACGTTTGAACTGACGTGGTCGTTTGCGTTAGAAATGCCATACACATCCATGACTGCCGTGTCAATGACGACGTTCTTGGCTTTGACATAGTATTCGCCGCCGACGCTGACTCGGTAATCGCCTGACGCAACGAGATTCAAGTTACCGTTGACGAAGATGTTGTGGCCGCCTAAGTGAATGCTGAACGACTCGGCTACGTGCTTCTCGACTTTCTTGCCGTCCGGGTGAATTTCTTCGAAAGTCCCGCTCTTGTGGAAAACCGTGATTCGTTCGGCGCCGGGCGTGTCGTCATACTCTACGACGTGGCCAGACTTTGACTGGTAAACTCGGTTGTGCGGATACTGAGTCGCGTATCGACTAGCAGGTTCACTCCAAGTCTCGCCGCGTGCGTCTGGAATACCTGTTACAACGTTTTTACGCAGTGCTTCTACGTAGGCGCCGCCTTCGCCAGTCGCAATAGGCGAAACGTCGCCGTTGAGGCCGTTAAACGACGCCGTGATGATGCCGTCTTGCTTGTCGGCGTCAATGTAGTGGCCTAAGACGAACGAGCCTTCTAGGAGCCCTGTAGGGCTGTCGCCGACGCCGGACATGGCGGCACTGTTGTTGACGCCAAGTACAAACCACTTCAAGTTTTCAGTAGGCAAAATACCTTTGTTGTCAGAGTTGTAGCCGTACACTCTGACTTGATATCGACCGGCCTTCATTGGGTCGTAGATATTCTCTACGACGCCGAAGAAAGGAGTCATTTGATCTGCGTTGATCATGCAACCACCTGTTCGTAGCCGTCTTTGACTAGTTTGATTCGCTGATTATATATTTTAGGTGTTAGCACGTGCTTGATTTCGGCAATCAAGAACTTACCGGACAGAGGATCGACTTCGTTAGGCGTCAGGCCGTCACTAGAGTTGGTGGGAATAGTCGCCTTGCAAGTTGCACCGACTCGAATGTTAGAGTTCCCGAATGCGCCAATACTGACTGCGAAGTTGTTCGTTTTCAGTAGCTTCATTGTGTTGTCGACGCTATGCTGCGCGCTGTCACGTGTCGCAACTGAATAACGAATGCTCAACTTATCTGAATAGCTGTCGTTGAACCCTGTGTCTAGCATGACAGGCGATTTACTCAAGCTATTGGCGGCGTCAAACCGGCGTTTTGCGTCATAGTTGAAAACAGTGAACTGCTTGTCTTGAATCGATAGAAATCCCCATGACGACCCGTATTGACCATCAGTCAAGTCGTCAAGGTACTTGTTGACGTCTTCGATTTCGAAGTCTTGATACGTATTAAACGACTCTTCGGCGGCGTTGTTCGCGTCTTCGTATGCAGGCATTCCTTTGTGGACGAATTCTACAATAGGTTCAGCCGCGTACAAGTCTTCGACGGCGGCGAAGTTGAAGGCTTGATTGTCTTCGAAGTAGATGAAGCCAGTCTTGCCAGTCTGAGACGCCGAGCGGTCGGCACACATCTTAATGGCCTGCAAAGGCGTCTGCCCCGTGAATACGAGGTGTTCGATGCCGCGTGTAGGCGTTGCAGTCAATGCCTTCGTTCTGACGTGCTTAGGCTGGCCGCGTGCAATCTGCTCGTGGATGGCTGCCACGATGTTTGCGGTCGTGTCGATGTGTCCTGTGAAAATCTTCTTGCGTGCCGCCGCAATGAACTCAGGAGACGCCCAATGAATCGTGTAGGCGGCAGCGTGTTCGCCGATGCTAAACGGCCCCGTCAAGTCATAGACTTCGCCTTCGCAATAGATAGGCTTGTCGCTACCAGCCGTCACCCATTCTAAGACAACGGTTTCACCATTGCCTAGGGCGTACTTGTTCCGCAAGCCGTTTGTGTCGACAAACGAAATGTTACCAGACATTGTGTCGTCGAAGATAGATTCGTAGACAATGGCTTCAGTAAATGACTCTGCCAGATTCAGTTCGACAGGTTTTGCCGTCGCCGTGACGACAACGATTTTTGTCAGGTCGTATTGACCACTTCGGGCGTACTTAGACATCACAGACCTTTGATCATCATTTCTCGGTGACGACTGACGACTGTCATGACGTAATCAGGTAGCAGCAACTTGATTGTGCGCTTGTCGTCGTTGAGTTGCGTTTCGTATTCGTAGTTAGTTACAGGCATCATGTCGTAGCTAGGATGTACACCCGGCCATACTTGCATGCCAGATACAAGGGATACGTAGTGATGAATACCTTGCGGGTCTTCATACTTATCTTTGACGTATTCGTCTAGTTCGTATTGCGACTTCGGCCATTCCTCGAACACGTTGATGATTCCATTCATGTCAAGGACGATCCATGCAAGCTCTGCGTCGTCGTAGAACTGGTCGGCGAGGCTTTCAGGCGTGTCCCCTTCTTTGACACTGTATTCGTAAAAGTATTCGGGACTAGTTTTGAAGACGTCGCCGATAGCAACGCGGCGCGTCAAGTTTACTTGAAGCGTGCCGCCGTAGTTGACTAAAGGGAAATGATTGAAATAGCTCATTGTAGTTGTTCCGCTAGAAGGAGTTTATTGCGTTCACGTGTCGCACGCTGCTTGTCTATAGACTCTTGTGAACGTTTACGGCCTGTATTTCCGTGAGGAATACCGGCAGCCTTTCGTTTATCATTTTCCTCTTTTTGACGCCGAACATTAAATGCGATTTCTTCAGCAGTGCGCTTGCGGTATGTTCTTTTCGGCTTCTCTACTTTTGGTTCAAGAGCCTTCAGCGCTTCGCGATCTTCTTTTTTGCGCTTCATTGTCTCGCTACGTTTAGCCCTACGTTCTTCTGTCCACCCAGGCATATCATATTTAAGACGCCCCTCAACCCAACCTTCCGGAATAGGATCGCCCTTAATCCATCGCTTATTAACTTCACCGTTATTGATAAAGGTCTTACCTTTCTGATACTCAGATATCTTCGATATAGATTCCTCACTAATCATTTTGCTTCCTATACCGCTAATATATCCGACGGGAGGTTCTTGATCCTTCGGTATTTTAATTCTGTGACTAGTCTCAGGATTGTGATAGAATTTCATTCCTGAGCCTAACCCTACAAGGTCATCCCTAGACTCAAACTCTTCTTTAGGAACTTTGACTGTGTTGCCGTGCGAGTCTTTAGCCAAGACATGTCCCTTAGCCTTGTCTGAAATACCTTTACATTTGTACTTCATACCGGCGTTCGTGTAGATCGTTTTACCGTTCACATTCCACTTGCGGTTCAACATCATACTAGCGCCTAGACTATTTACGTAGTTGACAATGTAGTCATTTTCTCTCTGCGGGACGTCTTTCAACTCAACGGACTCGTCAAACACTTCTAATATCTCAACGGACCAGACGTCTTCGCTTGTGCCGTACTCTGCTATAAGTTTCTTGACGTGTTTAGAAGACGTGAAGTATCCACCTTCGACCCAGAATTCTGAAGGGTTACATCCCTTCTTGTTGAAACGACTTCCGATGTAAACTCGTCCATCGGGGATGAACGTTAACTTGTATATGTACGGTACGACAGGCTTCATTATTAGTGTCCCAAGAATCGTTGTTATTTTATTTATGATCCTTGAGGTTCTAATTAAAAGCCAGCGAGAATTCGGTTCTTATCCAATACTTCCAGTTCGGTAAAGTTCAGCGTGATAGTGGTGCTGAACGGACTGCCGTCTTCGAAACTCGCGAAGTGGCTGTCACTACCCTGTTGTACGTTCAAGTCAGTTAGCGCACACGTTGAAATCTTGAATAGCCATTCGTTTTCCTGGCCGTTCTTCTTGAGGAACGTAATGTCGAATGTCGACGGGTAGCTCCAATACAAGTTGGCGCGAGCCAGCTTCTTTTCTGGCGCCCTGTGAAACTTCAGGGTGTCGACGATTTCCTTGATGACTTTCTGTTCGGCAGGGCTGCGCGGGATGAACTTGAATGTGAATGAGAACGTACGATTGCTGACGCCGTTGAACAGCACTTCGACATACGGATTCTCCACCATTTGATTCGCCCACGTGTAAGTGTCGGCGACCTTGCCGGGTAGAATGGCGTCGGCTACTTTGACGCCAGTCATAGCCAGCACTTCAGGTAGCACTTCCTTGCCTGTATTCCACATGTTCTTCCAGGCTTCGAACGACGACAAGTCGCCGGCGCCTTTCCATGCGTCTAGCGTGGCACCTGCCACGCCTAATTCGCTGACGTTCCAGTTAGACTGGTATGACGTCTGAATTGACGGCGGCATGTGCAAACAGATGGCCGTGTCGACGCGCACAGTATTACCTGAGTAGTGGCGACTCAACGAGTTAGAACCCTGTTGCTCGACACGCGCCTGATCGCCTTCAACGACTCGGTATTGACTGCCGGCATACTTGCTGCCAGAAATCGCGTTGATGTTGATCATCATAATGTTTTGAGTCGCTTCGATGTCAACGTCTGTCGGGAACTTCAACAACTTGTATTTTCGCTTGCCGCCGTCTAGCTTTGCACCTAGATTCTTGAGGCGACTATTACGTGTACTTGGTGGCATTGCTCTATTCTCTTACAAAAAGTTGATGTCTTTTTCAGTGAGGACTTTGAATGACCATCCCCGCTGACGACAATACGCTTCGGCTTGTTTCCATTTGGCTTGATTGACTAGATATGTAGTCGTTTCAGCCAGCAGCCTGTCTTTACGTTTACCCTGTTTGGCTACAGGCGGCTGCGTCTGTGCAAACGGTTTGATTTCAATGAGTGTCTTGACTAGAGTTCCATCAGGTGCTTTGGCTACGACGAACACGTCTACGAAGTATCGATGAATTTTATTGTCGATGGGGCTTCGATAGGGAATGACTATCTCTTCACTGCACCATGCAACGACGTTTGAGCCTTCGTCAAGTAGTCTGAACACTCGCTTCTCCCAACCGCTGCGGTACACGATGTTCGTGGGATCACCGATGTATTTCTTGGGGTTGACAGGCGTGTACTTGCCCTGCTTGTAGTTTCTGGCCATTTAAAGTACTCTGATACTCTTTAACCTATTTATAAAACCTATCACAGCCTATCTGACCATAGAAATCTTTTTCTTTACAGTCTATCAATCCATGTGTAAAATACAGATAGATATCTGTGTAAAACTGATTTACAACCGTTAAAAGTCTTTGAAGACATTTAAAAGAGGCGAGCATGAAAAATAGCTGTGACGGATGCAACGCAGGAATGCCTGTTGACGTCAAAAGGATTGACATCGGCGACAAACACGTCTACAGTGTGCGCCACTCTGATAAAGGTGTTCCTCACATGGGTTGTACTGCCAATCTGTATGGCGTGTCCGCGCATAGAACGTTTGCCGACATCGCCAGAACCATAGCGACACGATCTAAATGCGTGTCTATGCAAGTCGGTTGTGTTGCCGTCAACTCGCGTGGTCGCATCGTGTCGACTGGCGTAAACGGTACGGTCAGCGGTCACGTAAACTGCTGCGACGTTCATAGCGGTCGCGGAGCCGAACACTCCGTCTGGTCTGAACTCTACGAAATTCACGCCGAAATGAACATGATTCTAGAAATGGCGCGGTCTTCGACTACGTTCGACGTCCTTGACCTCTACGTCACGCATTGCCCGTGTTCAAATTGCCTCAAACATTTGATTGGTTTGAACGCAATAGGTGTTGCAGTCGTTAGAAACATCGTCTACGATGAAGTCTACTACAAAACGACGCCAGAAGCTTTGGCTGAGAACAAGCAGTACTGCAAGCTCTTTGGTGTTAACTTACTATCTGTCGAGGAAATCGAAGCAAATGAACGCGTCTCGCAACTTTGAGAAGTTCCAGAAAACCCGTCGTCGTGATGCCACTGAGTTCGAAGGCGTTGAACGTCGTCGTCCCAAAATGGGTAAGCGCGTCAACAAACGGGTAGACGCTTGGGAGTATGTCGGCAATGAGGGATAACAAAACAATCCCCGAAATCTTTGACGCCGTACGCGCCGCCGAAGGTAGCGTCGACGACAAAGCTCAGGTGCTGAAGATGTACGACCGCAAAGACTTGCGATTCGTCGTAGATTTCATGTACAACGGCAACAAAGATGGTTTGTACGTACCTGAGTACACGCCAAGCTCTAAGCCTGTAGGCATGAATTACATGACTATCGGAACTGCCTTGAAGCAGATCGAAGCCGCGCTTCAGTACCGTACTCAGATTGACGTCTACGAACGCAACGTCGTCCGAGTTCTCGAAAGCGTTAGTGCCGACGAAGCCCAATTGATTGCAGACCTTTTCGAAGGTAAGAAAGTGGAGGGCATATCGAAAGCTGTTTTCAAGCGTGTATACCCCGCCTTTTTTCGTCAATCCGATAGTGAAGGTGTTTAAGAAATGGCTGACAAAAATATGGTCGAAGTGAAGCGCAGTGACTACCACATGGCATACGCGTTTGCGTTTGCGATTCTGTATGCCGTCACTGCCAAAGAATTTAAGCTACTCTTGCTGTTCGCGGCTATTCACACTGGCATCGCCGCCTACTCGGTCGTCAAAGAAACGATCTCCGACTTCAAGAAGCGTCGTGCCGTTGCAACGCTGATCAAGGGTTGATACAATGGCTGCTTCTAATGAGGAGACAGCTATGAGCCACGATCACGGCAGAGGCACAGTGAACCATTCAGCGGTAGGCGCGCTTGTGACGTCGCCTACTTTCCGCAGCAAGACCGAAAAGCCGCGCAAAGGCAAAGGGTCATACAAACGAGAGAAACGACATGACTTTGGATAACTTTCTGGCGGCAGCATTTGGGTTTGTTGTATCTGGCGCAGCTGTCATCGCCTTCGAAATGTGGTACAAGAAGCGTCGCGCTAAAGCGGCTAAGCTGTCTCATAAACTGCTAGACACTTCGGCGCTCCAGCTAGAAAGCCTGAAGTCTTTCATGAAAAGCTGTGGCTACTACATGGTGACGACTGACTGCAACGTGTTCTTTCGTACAGACGGCGACAGCTATGCCGCCAAGAGCAAGCGAGTCGTGTCGTTCCAGACAGCTGTAGCTTGGCACAACGACTTCTTTGCCAACCCGGCTTATAAGCTAGTCGAAGACGTCAAGCTTCAGCGCAGCGGCGCCGATGTCGTCGTTCAAAGCCACAAGGTTAAACCTCTGCCGCATTACTCAGGTGTTGTTAACGCGCTCAATTTGCCTGTCGTCGGCGAATGGAAAACTGCTTGACTGCGCCTAAGTTGTTCGTCATACTAAATATTCTCTTTTAGAGGATTGACTATGAAACAGTTCAGAGATTTTATCGCAGAGGCTATCAGTCAAGAAGCGCTGCAACGTGTCAACGTCTTCATCGACGCCGACGCGTCAAAATGGGATGGCGTTCGTGACGTGGCTTCGTACATGGCTAGTCGCGGTTACGGTAAAGACAAACTTGTTGGCGTTGCCTTGACTAAGGCAGGATGGAAAGGCGGTAAGATTTCTGACATGGTGCTGTACGAACCTGATTCGTTTGACGCCGGCCTGTTGAAGTCGAGTGGTGTCAAAGTGAAAGCTGGCGAGGTCGTATTTCGCATGGCCACAAGAAGTATGGCCGCCGGTGGCATCATGTCGTTCCTGAAAGTCAATATCCAGAAGGGTATTGTATATTTCATGGTCGACAACGAAGACCCGGACGACGAGACAATCGCCTTCGAAACTAAAGGCGAGAAGCTTCAATACGGCAGGTTTACTGCTGATTTCGCCAAGCGACACATCAACTACGTTTGACCAAAAGGCTAGCATCGCTAGCCTTTCTCGTTTATAATGAAGCCTGAGTGAAGACGAGACTACACCATGTCAATACTACCAGCTGTTCACCGTTACGTTCGCGAAGCACTTGCTGTCGTCAACAGACATCCCGGCAACAAATATGGCACGCGAGTCGAAGTTGACAACGTCGTCATCAGCGACCGCATGACGACTGCTCTAGGTAAGGCCGGCGTCAAACGTTGCAAACACGACTACGACAGCTTCGAATACACTGTCAAGATATCTGGCAAAATCTTCAAGGCAGACAGCAACGAACTTCGCCAAACAGTGTTTCACGAAGTCGCGCATATCGCCGACCACGCCATCTTTGGTAAAATGGGACACGGCGACACATGGAAGGCTATCATGGGATGGCTAGGTGTACCTGCCGAAGTCAGAGCAAGCGAAGCCAGAATGAAGGCCATCGGCTACGTACATGAGAAGCGAAAGTTTGCGTATCACGTCGTCGCCTGCGTACAATGCGGACGTCAATATCATGTGTCGCCGCGTCGTCTCAAAGTCATTTCTAAGTATCGGTGCCGCGACGACGGTAAGCCGTTGAAAGACGTCGGCGAAATCATTATCAAGTGAGGTGATAGCTATGTGGGTTGACGAATGAAAGTAAATGTGCTGGTCAACTACAAACCCGGACTTGCACTCGCCCTTGCCCTTGCCGCGCTGTCTGGCGCCGCAAAAACTGAGTGGGATATCAAGCCTTTAAAAGTGGCGATCAGCGACAAGACTAAAGGGCCGCGCGATAAATGGGGGGGCGGCTCAAATGATAGACTTGACTAGCCGACGCAAGACGTTTCACGACGCCATGCGCAAACTAGGTTGGCAGACTAAAGACTTTGCGAAGCGTCGCGACGGCGTATACGCCAACGAATGCGTTCGTAATCACTGGCATATTTTCACGCTCGGCTATGCCACTGGCGTAGACTATTTCTTAAAGGGGTAACAATGACAAAGGTATACAGCTGTTGCGGCGAGAAATTCTTTTTCGCCGACGACGTCATCGAATTCGCTACACAGAACGAACTAGAAGTAGGTGACACGTACTTCGAAGGCGTTGTCAAGCGACCTGACCTGACTAAGTTCTTCGACGGCGAAGCCATCGTCGAAATGATGTCCGACTACGCTTGGTCTGAATTCGATCAAGACGATTATGGTGCCGACATTGACGACGACGCCATTGAGGAGTTAAAATCGCTCCTAGCTGCATGGGCAGAAAAGCATGCCGCACCCGATTTCTTCGCTGTCACAGACATCGAAGAACGTGTGTACACGATGTAGGCAATACCGAGAAAATACTGAAATTTCAACTACAGAAGGAAGAACAAATGTTCGAAGTCGTAGAACTAGGTGGCGTCAAAACCACTACGTCGAAGTCGGCGTGCAACCACGTGTACGTCGTCGACGTCAGCGGCAGCATGTATGGTGACTTGCCGAAGATTCGCCAACACCTGAAGAACATCATCAGCGTTGTCGCTCAACAAGAAGATACGTTCAGTATCATCTATTTCAGCGGTCGCGGTCAATGTGGTTCGGTGTTCGAGAACGTCGAAGTGTCTGACGTCGGCACCATCACTATGATGCACGCCGCCATCGACCGATTCATTCAACCCATCGGTCTCACCGGCTTCGTCGACCCCATCGAAAAGGCGCTGTCGCTGAACCTGAGTGGCGGCAAGCTCAACAACTTCATCATGCTCACTGACGGCTACGACAACCAGAACCGTCGAGACGCCATCATGGCAGGTGTTGACAAGCTGCCGTCTGTGTTCCAGAGCATCAGCTTTATCGAATACGGCTACTACGCAGATCGCCAGATCATCGCAGAAATGGCGGCACGCGTTAACGGCGTTCACATCTTCGCCGAAGGCATCACCAAGTACGAAACTGCTTTCGAAGACGTCGTTCGTGGCGTGGCTCGCGTCAACCAAATCGTTGTCGACGTCAACAAGAAAGCTAAGCACTGCGTCTACGTGTACAACGGCCAAATCCGCATCGCCGCCGTAGAGAATGGTCAGGTGAGCGTACCCGAAGACGTAGGTCGTATCTACTCTGTCGTGCCGGGTGACGTCCTCAATAAGCAACTCAGCGAAGACCACCTGTATCTAGTGCTGTACTACGCCGCCAAGACTGAAAACAGCGACCTCGTGTGGAAGACACTGGCTGCTATCGGCGACGTCGCTCTTGTACGTGCATACGAAAACGCATTCACCAAGCAAGAACTCAGTAGTTTCGAAGAGCTTTGCTTTGACGCCGTCGTCAAGCCTGAAACTCGTTACACTGAAGGTAAAGACTTGGCTGCCGTTCCCGACAAGAACGCCAAGACTATCGTCGACCTGCTGAACACGCTTGCCGTCGCAAACGCCCAACTCGTTGTCGACTCGAAGTCGTGGAACTACAAGTCTCGCAGCCGTGCGCGCATCGCAGGTGATGACCTGCCGAAGTTCGAACAGTCGCCGCTGTCGCGTGTCGCCATGCGTGGCCTCGTCTTCAACTCTGAACGGCCTAACGTCAGCATCCAGACTACTGTCAACGGCGTCGTGCGTCTGCCGGCTAACGACTATGGTTTGGAAACTGTGAAGTTGTTCATCACGCGTAACTACACCATCATTTCTGACGGCATCCGAAACGTAGACTACCTGCCGGCAGTGTTTGACAGCCGCTACGCCGCCGAACTCGAAGTCTTCAGTCACGACGTCATCGAAGAAGAGCAAGGGTTGTGCTACTGGATTTTCGACCTCGGTTCGATCCCTGTTGTCAACCGTGCAGGCGTTGAAGACGTCGGACTTGGTACTTTCATCACGCGTGTCTCGGCAGCCGAAGAACTGAAGGCCGACATCAAGGTTATCAAGTACTACATCGATCAGCAAGGCGGCACCAACGCCAAGATCGCTGGTATGATTGACGCCTACGGTGAGGAAGCCGCTAAGTGGCTGTCTTCGATTGGTGTCCGCGACTACGGATTCTCGCCAGTCGGCACTAAGTCTGCCGAAGCCAGCGACGAATACGAAAGCGTTCAAGTCGTCGCCAAGATCAAAGGGCTGTCGTCGCTGCCGTCTATTGCTGCCGTCCAGAAGAAGATCGCCGAAGGCAAGAAGTTGAATGTAGCCGACACGCTGATCAAGCAGGCGCTTGACGACTACGCAGGTTTCGACGCCAGCCAGCTTGAAGCCGAGCTTGCCGCCAAGACTCGCGTGAAGCGTGACACCGAAGCGTTGATCGCCAAAGACGTCTACGCACTCGTCCTGGGTCGTAAGTGGTTTGGTGATGACGAAGAGGTGAGTGTCGACGTAACCATGGCAGGTCTGCCGACCACTATCAGTGTTCAGAAAGTTCGCAAGATGATTGCAATCTGACATTGACGGCGTCAGCCATCAGTTGTAGTATCAAGGCGAGTCAGTGACTCGCCTCCTTATATCTAACGCAAGGAAGACACACATGAAAATCAAAACTCTGATCGCAGCCGTAGCGGTTGCCCTGGCCCCTAGTCTCGCAGCTGCCGGCGAACTGTATGTCACACGTGCCGGCGTCACTGAACGCGTTGCCTACACTGAAAAGCAAGTGCTTAACGACGGCGCCGCGTGCCAAGACATGATGTGGCTGTCGCTCGCCTACAACGACATGCAGAACCTCAAGCACTTCGTAGGCACCCAGCGTTGCATCATCACTCAAGCCGGTGAAACGCACAAAGTCATCGACGGCAGCCAGACGCAAAACGGCGTCGTTCAAATCTACGCACATAAACAGTTCTTCGTCGTTCCTGCCTACGTTTTCGAGCAGTAACACTCCCTCTAACGTGCAAAAGTAGTTGACAATGACTGACGTAGATGTATCGCGGTATCAAAGACTGACAGAGGTCGAGCATGTCCTCCAGAGGCCGGGCATGTATCTAGGTAGCGTCGACCCTTCGACCCAGACTTGCTGGGTCGTCGGCGGCGACAAAATGGTTGAACGCGAACTGACGTTCTCGCCGGCTCTGATCAAGATGTTCGACGAAATCATCAGCAACAGCGTCGACGAACACATTCGAAGCGGTGGCGTCAAGAACATTTGGGTTGAGACGCACGCCATGACAGGCGAAATCAGCATTCGCGACGACGGCGGCATCCCTGTTGTACGCCATCCCGAATACAATGTGTTCGTGCCTGAAATGATCTTCTCTGAATTCCGTACAGGCTCTAACTTCGGAGACGAAGACCGCAGTACGGCAGGATTGAACGGTCTCGGCAGTAAGCTGACGTCTGTGTTCTCGACTGAGTTCAGAGTAGACACGTGCGACGGCACTAAGCGATTCGTGCAAGTGTTTCGCAACAACTTGAGCGAGCGCGGTACGCCTGTAGTTCAGCCGTGCAAAGACAAGGGTACTACCATCACGTTTACCCCTGACTACGCACGCCTGAACTGCGAACTCGACGCAGACAACATGGCGAAGATCGAACGTCGCGTCTACGACGTCGCCGGCTGCAACCCAGGTATACGCGTTCACTACAACGGCGCACACATCAAGTTCGGCAAGTTTGCAGACTACGCCGCCATGTATGCTAGCGACGCCGTAGTCGACGCCGCGCCAGACTTTGACGTCGTCGTAGCGGCTTCTGACAGCGGCTTCAAACACGTGGCGTTCGTCAACGGCATCGACACGTTCAACGGCGGCACACACGTTGACTACGTGTCTGGTCTGATCGTCGCCAAGATACGCGATTTCATCAAGAAGAAGCACAAGGTTGACGTCAAGCCGGCAGTCATCAAACAGCAGTTGTTCGTCGTCATGAAATGTCGCGTCAACGCGCCGATGTTCACGTCTCAGACTAAAGAGTACCTGAGTACCGAAGTGAAGAACTACGGGACGTCGTACGCGCCTAGCGACAAGTTTGTCAAGAAGATTCTCGACAGCGACGTCGTGCAAAAGGTGCTTGATTGGGTTGACAGTGAAAAGCGACGCGAAGAACTGGCCGAACTCAGGAAGCTCAACAAGACGACTGCCGGCAACAACTTCTTGAAGCGTATCGCCAAGTTCGACGACGCCACTGACAAAGATCGTCGCAACACGACGATTTACTTCACAGAAGGCGATAGCGCTGCAAAGACTGTGTTATCGGCTCGCGACGGCGTCAAGCATGGCGTGTTTCCGCTGAAAGGTAAGCTGATCAACGTCCGAGACGTCAAGGTGTCGAAGTTGACGGCTAACGACGAGTTTCAGAACATTATCGCTATCCTGGGACTCAAGGTAGGCGTCAAAGTTGAAAGTGCCGACGACTTGCGGTTCGGCAAGATCGTTGCCATGACTGACCAAGACCCTGACGGCATGCACATCTCCGGGCTGTTCTTCAACATGATCAATCAGTTTTGGCCAGAACTGTTCAAGCTAGGCGTTATCTACCGCATGCGTACGCCGCTGATCATCGCCACTAAAGGCAGTAAAATATTTGAGTTCTTCAACACAGAAGACTACAATGCGTGGGCGGCCCTAAATCCGGGTCACAGCCACAAGTACTACAAAGGTCTTGGCGGCTACAACACAAAAGACTTCAAGCGGTTCTTGGCCGCAGAAGACGACTACTTACAACAGATCGTTGTCGTCGACGACGCCGACATCGCGGCGCTCGACACTGCGTTCGACAAAAGCAAGGCCGACGACCGTAAAGTCTGGCTACAGGAGAATTGACATGGCCGTATTAGACATTCGCAGCGCCGACGAACATGAAATAGACGTCATCAAATTCAGTGACGACGACTTACAGGTACAGCGCCTAGTTAAAGGCGGGAATAGCGCCTATCCAAATGCAAAGATGGTCATCGACGGCGATGAATGGGAACACTCTTACACGGTCGCCGTCTACAAGAAAGAGGATGCATTTAACCTCGCTGCCGCCCTGAAGAAAGCCGTAGACCTCGGGTGGTTTGACTGATGTCTACTGAACTCAGACTCAAAGACTTCATCGACGTCGACCTCAAGGTGTTTTCTAACCTTGACAACGTCCGATCGATTCCGTCACTTATCGACGGCTTCAAAGATAGTCAGCGCAAGGCTATCTTCGGCGCGCTGAAGAGCGGCAGCAAAGAAATCAAGGTGGCACAACTCGGTAGCTATGCTTCGATGGTGAGCCATTACGCACATGGAGAGGTTTCGATGTGCGACACTATCTCCAACCTTGCTCAGAACTTCCCGGGGTCTAACAACGTCAACTTGCTAGAGCCTATCGGTCAGTTCGGCTCTATTCTAAGCCCTGAGCCGTCGTCGCCGCGCTACATTTACACGAAGCCTAGTGCTGCCATGCGCAAATACTTGAAGCCAGACGACGACTTGATTCTAGAGCATCGCAGCGAAGAAGGCGAAACCTACGAACCTATCAGTTATTACCCGTTGCTACCAATGTGGATCGTCAACGGCGTCGTCGGCATCGGTACAGGTCACAGCGTCAAGATTCTGAGCCGCGACCCAGTGAAAGTCGCTGAAGTCGTGAAAAAGCTAGTGGCTGGCGTCAACGTTCAACAGCGCACTATCGACGCCGCCATGACGCCACACTTCAACGGCTGGAAAGGTGTCGTCGTCAAAGGTGACAGCGACACGCAATGGGAACTTCACGGCGTCGTCGAAAAGGTCAACACAACGACGATTCGAATCACTGAGTTGCCTATTACATACGACGTCGACAAGTTCAAGGCGATTCTTATCGCGCTCATGGACGCCGGCAAAGTCAAAGACTTTGACAACAACTCAAACGACAGCGGCTTTGACTTCGTCGTCAACGTGCCTCGCGAAGTGGGACGCAAGACTACAGACGAATTGAAAGCCATCTTCAAGCTAGTCGTGAAGGTTGGTGAGAACGTCACACTGTGGGATGCCGACAACAAGCTGGTGAGGTATGACAACGTCTGGGCCGCACTTCAGGCGTTCGTTGAATTCCGCAAGGCTGTATATGACAAGCGTAAAGCCGCCAAACTCGCTGTGCTGCGCGAAACGCGAGACTGGCTAGACAATCGTATTGCTTTCACGACGTACTGGAATACGAAGCTTGTAGAGCCTCACAAGAAGAACCGCAAGGCGTTGACGGCAGAGTTTGACGGCGTCGTCGACCTCAAGTACTTCGACAGGCTACTCAGCCTTCAGATCAGCTCGCTTACTATGGAGAAGGTCGAAGAGCTGAAGGTCGAACGCGAAAGCATTGAAGCCGACATCAAGGAACTCAATGAAACTAGTATTGAGGCGCTATACCTCAAAGACCTCGGCGCCATTTAGGCGCCGACGTTGCGTCGCATGATTTCGAACAGCTGGTCACGTGTAATGTAGTCTTGACTGATCTTGTTTTCGAGACGCAGCAAGTCTTTTTCGATTTCATGGCTACGTTCGCGTGTCTGGTCTAGCTTGGCGTCGATGTCGTTGATAACACGTTTGACTTGTCCGAGTTCGTGTGATACAAACTCTTTCACCTCGCGGTTACGCGAGTCCATGGAGATATAAACTTCACTGATCTTGCTGTCAAAGTGGTCGCGGAAGTCTTTGAGGTCTTCCTTGAGGCTCTTGAACGAAATCGCGTTTGTGTTTTCTAGTTTGGTGACAATTTTTTCGTTTTCAGCTTCTAGACGAGCCGTGTTATGTTGGAAATACCAAACTGTTGGTGCGATGATTGCACCTGACACGACGAGTAGTGCGCCGATTAGTTGCCAGATATCGTTATCCATTTGCAAGTCGCCGTGTTACTGCTAAGCAGAGTTGTAAGAAATGGTTATAGAAAGTATTTATCAAAGGTGTTTGGATGATACACACTAAGCTACATGTCGACTTGGCATGGTTGAACCGAGTTTCAATGAGCCTTGAGCGATTCAAGAAAGTGAAGACTGACACCTTCAATTGTCGCTGCCCTATTTGCGGCGACTCTAAGAAAAGTGCAAAAGCCGCACGTTTCTATTTCTACGCCAAGAAAGGCAAGCTCAACGCGTTTTGCCACAACTGTGGGTATTCACATTCGTTCTTCGTTTTCATGAAAGACGCGTTCCCGTCACACTTCGAAGAGTACAAGCGCGAAACGCTATTCGACACCTTCAAGCAAAGTCATGCGCCACGCCAACAGCAGCCTAGCCTAGAACAAGCTGTTGCCGTGTCTAGAGGTATCGCGTTCGACGACTTCAAGCGCATGACGACATGCATAGCAGACCTCGGCGACACGCATTTCGCCAAGCAGTTCCTTGTCGGCAGAGCCTTTGGCGAAAAAGAGTTGCGCCGCCTGTATTTCGTCAGCGACTTCAAGATGTTAGCGTCTGTGATGAATGCCGAAGCCAGTGAAAAGCTTATAGATGGTGAGCCTCGCATCGTCATTCCGTTCGTGACCCGCGACGGCTACGTAGAAATGATGCAAGGCCGCGACTTGCTGGGTAAGAACGCCAAAGTCAAGTACTTGTCGATCAAGGCGCATGACGACGTCGACAAAGTCTATGGGTTGTACGAACTCGACGACAACCGGACTTCGTATTGTGTCGAAGGTCCACTTGACTCGCTGTTCGTCGACAACTGCGTCGCCAGTTGTGACGCCAATCTGACACGTGTCAAAGCCGACGTCTACATTTGGGACTGTCAGGCCAGAAACAAAGAAGTGTGTCGCTACATGGAAGAGGCTATCGAAGCCGGCAAGGCTGTCGTTATCTGGCCATTCGCCGCCAGCAAGAAGCTCGACATCAACGACATGATTAAAGCCGGCGTCAGCCGCGAACAACTTATGAAGACTATTCGAGACAACACGTTTAGCGGGTTGACTGCGAAAGTCAAATTCATGCAGTGGAAGAAAGTGTGAAGTGTGCCGTCGTTATGGATAAATCATCAAAACTAACCGATGTGAGGATGTTATGTCACTTAACGACGATAACGTAAAACTTGAAGTACTGCGAATGTTGAACGCAGGGTGCAGCCACCAAGAGATTGGCGACGCCCTTGAAATCAATCGTTCTAGCGTGTCTAAATTCCTGCGCAAAGAGACGTATACCGGATGGTGGGCTGAATATCAGAAGCCTATCGCAAGCGGTACGCTGTACGACCATCACAAGTCTATCGCCAAGCTTCAAGGCAAGCGTTTCATCCTGACTTCTGCGCAAAACAATACTTTCGTCCACGAAAAGTTTTTGCAGTCGCTCGAAACGATGGCGGCAGACGTCGGCGCCCAGATCATCGTAGGTACTTTCAGCTACAACAAGTCAGGCTTCCAGAATCTGTCGAAATCGGAAGGTGAGTGGTTTGACAGCAAGATCAAGCCGTACATCATCGACGCACCCGTGATTCTAGCCGACGGTCTAATCTGGTGCGGCGAACTCAATATTCTGCCGACTGCCGTCAACCCGTTGAGCGGCTTTCACAGCTACACGAAAGGCGCGTCAGGTATCATCCCTCATGCCAAGGTGCAGCTAGAAAGCCTGCCGGGGCCGAAACACGGCGGCTGCCGATTCTTGTACACGACTGGCGCCGTCACTCAGCGCAATTACGTCGAAAAGAAAGCAGGTCAGAAGGCGAGCTTCCACCATATCTTCGGCGCGCTGATCGTCGAAGTAGATGCAGACGGCGACTGGTTTGTTCGTCAACTCATTGCCGAAACTAAGAGTGGTGAGTTCTACGACCTAGACAAACTGTACACGCCGACAGGTGTCGTTGCCGGCCAACGCGTAGAAGCCATCAACTACGGCGACATCCACGCAGAGAAAGGCGACGTAGAAGTCTACAAGGCAAGCTTCGGCGGCAAGACAACGTCTATGCTGAACGCACTTCGTCCACGCTATCAGTTCGTCCACGACGTCCTCGACTTCGAAGCCAGAAATCATCATACCATCAACGACCCGTACGTTCGATTCAAGCAGTACGTTGAAGGCAAAGACTGCGTCGTCAATAACATCCTGATGGTAGGCGGCGTTCTCAAAGCCATGCAGCGCGACTTCTGCCAGACCGTTGTTGTCGAATCGAATCACGACTTGGCGTTGCAACGCTGGCTGAAGACTGCCGACTATAAAACAGACCCGGCAAACGCAGTGTTCTTCTTGGAGTGTCAATACAAGACATACAAGGAAATGGAAGCGGGTAACAACAACTTCTCGGTTTTCGAATACGCGGTCACGTCTAAGTTCCCTGAGTTGGCCGGCACTAAGTTCCTGCGTACCGATGAAAGCTTTGTCATCTGCGGCGACGACGGCATTGAATGTGGCAACCACGGTCATCTAGGCAACAACGGCGCACGTGGCAGCATCAACAGCTATCAAAAGCTTAGCACTCGCTGCAACATCGGTCACAGCCATAGTGCCGCCATTCGCGACGGCGTATATCAGGCGGGCGTCCTAGGAAAACTTGATATGGGCTACAACATTGGCGGATCGTCATGGAGCAATTCGTCGATTATCACTTACGCGAACAGTAAAAGGACTATAGTCACGATCAAAAACGGGAAGTGGAGGGCATGATGTCAACTAGTTTCGACGTGCTTGTTGAACGAATCATTGAGAGACAAGGTATTTCAAAGGAGGAATGGCGGCAACGCCAACAACACCGCATGGATGAGTTGAACAAGCGGCTCGCCAAGGAATGGGAAGACCAACAGGTCACTGAAGAAATCTTGAACAAGCGCTGTACGCTGTAATGGAGACAGCCCTCGTATAAGTAGTACAACAACACTACGAGGGCCACGCCATGCAAAAACGCTCAGTCGCACCTTATCATTACGCAAATCCTGTCGGTGTCTGCCACAACGTCTACATCTACGACGACGTAGGCGGCGCCGACAACTATGTCGACGTCATCGAAGCACTCGACAACGCAGTTGAACAAGATGTTTTCAACATTAAAGTGGCTACCGGTGGCGGCGACCTCGACGGATGTATCGCACTCGTTCACGCCATTCGACGTACTAGGGCGCAAGTGATTGGTCACGCCGAATCTATTGTAGCCAGTGCCGGCACTATCATCTTCTTGAGTTGTCACAACTGGGTTATCAACGAATTCGCTTACTTCCTGTTTCACGACGGCAGCACGGCGACGGTTGGTAAGTTCAACGAAAACCGCAAGATGATGGATGCCATCACAAAGCTTTACAACAACATCGCCGAAAAAGTCTACAAGCCTTTCTTCAGCCAAGAAGAGATTGATAAGATTATGGACGGCAGTGACCTGTATCTGACTGCCGAAGAAATGGCGGCGCGTATCGACGCCGTTTATCCCGCAGCTGCTGAACTACAAGAGGACGACACTGATGGCGAATCCTGAAATATTCACGCTGGCACACCCTGAAAAGACTCGCGTCTACACCTATCCGGGCGGTGATCGCGTCGAGTTGAAAGAAGTGACCGGAATCGCTGTGTCGGCAAGTGGGAATCATCGCGTCGAAACTGCTGACGGTCACTTACATGTAGTGGCTCCCGGCTGGCTACACATTGAAGTTGAGGCCGAAGACTGGTCGTTCTGATCGAAAAGCTCCTTATAAATCAGTGATGTGTACCACACATCACTTTTATAAGGAAACACTGCAATGCCACTTCTCAAAAAAGAGTGTATCTGTTCATCATGTAACACTCAGTTCATCGTAGTCATGGAAGCCGACGACTATCCCAATCTAAGTAGTTGTCCGTTCTGTACGTTCCCGCTCGAAGACGAGGACAGCGGAGACGAAGAGGAATGACTATCGTGTCTGGCTTAGACTGGTCTATGACGTGCCCTGCAATTTGCGTCTACGACACTAAGAAACCTTTGACTTTTTCAAATTGTTCGTTCTTTTTCTTGACCGACAAGAAGAAATACGACGGCAGCTTCAAAAACGTTCACGGCTTCAAGATGCCGCTGTACGACAGCGACGAAGAGCGATTCGACATCATTTCATCTTGGGCCATGACTATTCTGCGGCAACACGGCGTCAAGCAAGCTTGTCTCGAAGGCTACTCAATGGGGTCTAAAGGCAAGGTCTTCCATATCGCCGAAAATATTGGCTTGCTCAAGCACAAGATGTGGGCGGCAAAACTGGCGTTCATTACACCTGCACCGACTGCTGTCAAGAAGCAATTCACTGGTAAAGGCAACGCCAACAAAGAAGCAATGTACGACGAACTGCGTCGCCGCTGCGTAGACACAGACCTAGAAGTGCTGTTAGACTGTAAGGCTAGCGACAGCCCTATTTCTGACATCGTCGACGCCTTCGCGATGACAGACTTTCTTATCAACAACCCTGATGTAAAATGAGGACGTAATGCTTAGACAAGTCATCAAAAACGATGGACGGCTAGAAGAGTTCATCCCTGAAAAACTGAACAAATGGGCGCAGTACGCTACGAAGACTGGCGGCAATTGGTCGAAAATCGCCATGGAGACTTACAAACGCCTCCCTGAAGTCGCCAAGTCATCTGACATTCACCAGACTATGATTAACGTGCTGATCGCCGAAGAGAACTTGGCGTCGTCGCGCATCGCCGCACGTCTCGAACAAGCTAGCCTGCGCAAGAACATGGAACGCAAGCTAGGCGTCAGCGACCGCGACAGCTTCAAGGCAATCTTTGAAGCCATGATCGCCAACGGCGTATGGTGTGCCGACTCTATGCCGGCTTACAACCCTGTGTGGGAAGACTGGTACAAAGCCATCTATCCAGTACATCTTGAATACTGGCAGATCGTTCAATGGGGTGACAAGTACGCCATCTACAAAGACGACGTACCCGTAGAAACTCCGCACGTCGGCGCCATGGGTATTGGCCTGGGATTGCACGGCGACTGCCAAGACGCATTCGACTTGATTCAAGCCGTCATTACTGGCGAAGTCAATCTGCCGACGCCGGCCAACAACGGCATCCGCAACGGCGACTACGACACTATCAGTTGTTGCGTCATCACTGGCGGTGACAGCGTACCAAGTATTGGTGTTGCCGAACATATTGAAGAAG